CATCAGCTGCGAGAACAGCGTCTTTCCGGTGTTCATGGGCGGGCCCTCCCCGGTAAAGGGGCGGGGAAACCGCCATCAACTTCAAACCGACACCACCCAAAATCGGCGAAAAACCGTTATAGATCAGACATTTCTAAGCTGTTCGTTCGGAAAACTTCGGACAGTAGTGATCTCCTTCGTCAACGAAGAGGCGAGCCAGTGGCACCAGATCCTGTGGGTCGATACAACCCGATTGCCGCAGCTCAACATTCTCGGGTCCGCGCAGGCAGGCAGCAGCCTGCGGGTTTGGGTGGCGATGATGACAGGCGAGTTGGCCTGCACGCTTCACGAAGTGAAGTTGCGCGAGGCAGAGTCGCACGTGTCGCTGCGGCATGAACGGCAGGCCAAGCTGACACGGATTGCAGAAGTGCGTTCCAGGCTCTATCGTTGAGACGCCGCTGATCGTTGCGGTGCTGTGAGATCGCCCAGGCTGGGGCTCGAGGCGCCCCAGCCTTTGGGCTGCGATAATCTGGCGCCAACAATTCGCTGAAGCGCCGTCCGCAGCAGACCCCAAAGGTCAAACACACGCGTATCGCGGCGCTGTCGGCCCTCTCTACCTCCGGATGCCCCCCGCCGTCGCAGAGGCAGGCTTGGACAAGCTCCCGCGGGAATACCCGATCCCGGTCTGGCACCACGTCCATACGCTCGCCACCGGCGCTGATGCGCGCTGGCAACGACAAATATTCCAGCATACTGCGTTGACGGACACTGCCGGCAATACGCAAGGAGGGGTCCAAATACCCCTTCCCATAAGGGCACTTCGGTCATGCTCTGCTCGACCAGGATCACTTCGCCGCTCCGCGCGTCGCAATGACATTCGGCCCGGCCCGGGCCTTTATCGCGCCTGGTCCGGCGGCAACTCCCGCCAGAACTCGGCAATGAAGCCGCGCGGATCGACGTGCAATACCTCCCTGACAACCGCAGGCTGGCGACCGAGGCAATGCCATTCAAAGATCGTTGCATGTCCGGTGGCGTAGGCCGGGATGAAGCCGTCATTCGGATGTTCCCGGCACCATTGCTCGCCGCCAATGTTGATCGTGCTGGTATCCGCCTTGCCGCACGGCAGATTGGCGCCCATGCCGCAGAGCAGCACATGACCGCCGTCGCAGCGGAACACCGTCATGCGCACGGCCACATCCGGCGGCATTGCGGTATGGAACAGTACATTTACGTCAGGGACGAGCGAAGCCGGAATCGGACGCAGCGTGTCGTCGGTGCCCACTTGCGCGCAGATTTCCCCCGGGGTCTGCGCGCGCGGCGTGTACGCCGCGCAGCAGGCGACAATCGCGATCACCGCAGCCACGATCAACCACCGGCGAACCATCAAACCCATCGACATGCGCCCTTCAAGCCTCTCCACGCAGCAGCCGCAGCACGTGCTCCGGCCGCGGAATTGGCGCTACCGCGCCATAGCCCGTGCATTTAAGAGCCGCCACTGCATTGGCGTAACGGGCCGCATCTTCCGGCCCATCGCCGGCCAGAATGCGTGCCAGGAACGACCCGCAGAATGCATCCCCCGCCCCGGTCGCATCCACCGCCGTTACCCTATGGGCCGCAATGCGCACACGATGCTCGCCGTTGGCGAGATACGCGCCCTGCTCTCCCATTTTCAGCGCCACCACGGGACATCCAAGGGACAAATAGAAATCCAGGATCTCGTCAGGATCGGCGAGACCGATCAGCACCAGCGCGTCCTCGATCCCGGGAAAGACGTAGTCCGCCTGCGCAATCGCTGCGTGCATCACCGCAGCAGCACGTGCGGGCGGCCAAAGGCGCGGCCGATAGTTCGTATCATATGCCACCTTCACCCCATGCGCCTTGGCAATATCGATCGCGGCGAACACGGAGTCGGCGGCAGAACTGGAAATCCCCTGGCTGATGCCGGATACGAACAGTACCCGCGCCGCCGCGATCGCGTCGCGTGGGAGGTCTGCGGCTGCATAAAGCGCGGCGGGGGAATTGGCGCGGTAATGCAGGAAGTGATGCCCCTGCGCATCGTGCGTGACAAAATACACACCGGTCAGAGCACGATCGGTGCGCCACACTGATGCGGTATCGACGCCTTCGCGCGCCCACATCGCCATGAAGCTGTCGCCCGGCGCGTCCTGGCCGATCGCCGTGATGTAGCCCACTGATGCGCCCTGCCGCGCCGCCGCCACCGCGGCATTGGACGTGTCGCCGCCATGGCCTTCCAGGTAATGCACCGCGCCATCCGGTTGCGGCGGAAGCTGGTTAAATTCCAGCATCGGCTCGCCCATACACAGCAGATCGACCATGACGTTTGCTCCCTTGGCGTCGGCGGCCGCATCAATCCGTTTGCTCCACTGCCTAACGGATATAACGCAACCCCTATAGTGATTTGCCACGCTTGATCGCCTCAAAGCTAGGGGGGCCGCGGCGCACGGCTATACCGAATTGCTGCAGCACGCCGATACAACCGCGCGTTGGCGCTGCGCCAGGGTGGTCATTGTCAACGCGGTACGGCATGTTGCCGGAATGCCCTCACGCCATCACGGTGGCCTCAGACTCGGTTTCGCTTCGGAAGTTGATGATTCAGGCGATGCTATCCCAGGCATCGTGGCCCAGACACGTGGGAACGCTGAGCCGCCCGCGCAGGATGCGGTCCATACCAAGCAGCCGTTACCAACGACCGAGCCCGGCAGCAGCATTAGGAAGCACCATTCCATCAATGCACCGCTGCCGCGGCCAGACTCTGCGAGGCCGGGTGCATCGCTGTATCCAGTGTCGCCAGCCTGAGTTCGGGGCACAGCCCGGGACGACCGCCAGTTCTCAACGGGCGTCAGATGAAGCGCTGCGGCAGGTGATGCTGGACGGCCCCGATCGCGATGGCGTGGTGCGCTGGCAGTGCTCCCGCCCAGGCAAGTCGATTGCCGCCCGCGGTCGACTACGCTGCGTGACAATATGGCCGGCCGTTTGCCGCGTCGGCTGAAAATGCCCGGCTGCAGCCACAGCCCCACCAACCGTAGAAGGACGCGGTTGCGCAGGTGGTTTTAAAGAAACTTTGCACGCCTGGTGGCGGAGATAATGCCATACAGAACCGGCTGCAGGCAAACTGATCAACATCCGGTCCCAAGGCAAAGCCAGGGTCGGTCAATAGGAGACGGTCGATTATATCTGGGACCCGATCGGATTACCTCCCCGAATGGTGCGCAGCAACCGACGGGATACGGCCTACCTGATTGGCGCCAATGGACAAGCGCGCTGGGTCGGCGCGGAGGTGGTCATGCCGGCGGCCAACACAGAAGCGGTGAATGAGCACCCGAAAAAGACCAACAACCGAGTGACATCCGACGCGATGCGGCGGTGGTATGGGACCAAGCCGGCTGGCCCCAGAGAAGCAGACGATCGCGGCTGCCCGAAAACATCTCGCGGCTGCCGTTGCTGCCTTATTCGCCCGGGCTCTACTCAATGGCGGGCATTTGGGATTATCCAAATTCAGTTTCCCACATTCCCGCGGTGCGAGTCTGGAAAGTAGGGCAATTACAGTGACAGGGCCTCTTGACTCTCCATACCACTGGGCTTCGGTTGGCGACAAGATCCCGACCCAACAAACCCTGACTCACCCAAAGAGGACGCCTGTGCCGATCGCACCAGATCGCCCGCTCTCCCTGCGCAGCCTGCAAAAGGTTCCAATCCGGCCGGGCAGGCGGCCCCGACGACCGCTAACGGTCCACCGCAAAAAAATTGTTGACCAGATGCCCCAACCTCATGTATAAGTTTAGCCATGATGGAGGGTTGCGTCCGAATCAGCCTAACGAAGGCTGTGGCTACCATGTGAACAGATGGCCTAGTGCATTGATTTTGCTGCGTTCTGGATGCGACGCGAACCGGCTGAGATGCAGGTCATTTGGCACCAAGCTGCATTGGATTGACTCCAACCACTTTTCACTGGCCTGCATTGCGAACGACATACGATTTCTAACTCCTACAGCGCACACCGCCAGACCTACCCTGGTGCCGCGGGTCATTTATTGGATGATCGCTATCTGCAGTATGGCTAATTGGGCTGAAGATGCTCTTCGGAGTCTCGGGCAGACCCCTGCAAAGCACCATCGTCTACTAATGAAGGAATTGGAGGCCTTAAGTCTTGGAGAAGCGGACCGCCTGATGGTCCAAATGCCGCCGGGATCAGCTAAATCTACCTACGCATCGATCTTGTTGCCAGCATGGTGGCTAGCCCAACACCCCCGAGACTCAGTTGTTGCCGCCTCGCATACGGTGGGCCTTGCACAGAGCTTCGGTCGGTTCTCCCGCAACGCGATACTTGAAGAGCCGGAATGGCTCGGTTACCGGATTGCGGGGGATAACAGAGCCAGCGATCACTGGTCCACTTGCTTTCGCGGAAGCTACTATGCGGTCGGCGTTCGAGGAGCAATTGTAGGGAGGCGTGCTGACATTGCTATCGTTGACGACCCTATAAAGTCCCAGACCGACGCCGACAATCCGGTCCGACGGGAGTTCTTATGGAACTGGTACAAATCTGAGCTTTTCCCACGGCTTAAGCCAAACGGGCGTATTGTGCTCGTAATGACACGATGGCACCCAGATGACCTTTGCGGACGATTGCTGGCACACAATCCCGATGAATGGCGATGTGTCAGTCTTCCGGCATCCGCCGAGGAATTCGATCAGCTTGATCGTAGCTCAGGCGAGCCTCTTTGGCCGGAGTGGGAAGACAACAGTGCCCTTCTTCGGCGGCGATTGACGGTTGGCGAACGCGCGTGGGCCGCCCAATTCCAGCAGTCGCCTCAACTGAATACGAGTGGCCTTTTCAAAACCATAAACCTGGCATTCATTGACTCACTTCCGCTCGAAAAGAATAGGCCATGCGTCAGGGCGTGGGACTTGGCCGCAACGGATGATTTTGGCCGGAACGACCCGGATTGGACAGTCGGAGTGAAGTTAATGCGGCACGACACAGGCCAGTTCACCGTAGTCGACGTAGTCCGCATGCGTGGGAGTTCGGGTGAAGTAGAGGCAAAAATTGCCGCAACTGCCCGCATCGATGGGGCAAAGGTTACAATCGGTCTGCCGCAAGATCCTGGGCAAGCTGGAAAGAGCCAAGTCAGCTATCTGACCAAACAACTTGCCGGTTATCACGTGCAGTCATCACGGGAAACGGGTTCAAAACTCGCACGTGCCCAGCCTGTCGCCTCCCAGATTGAAATGGGAAACTTCAGTGTGATCCGCAGCAGTTGGAACCATGCTTTCGTGGAGGAACTCCGGGACTTTCCCTTTGGGCATAAAGATGATCAAGTGGATGCATTGTCGCGGGCGTTCACCCTGCTTCTGGACATCGGACCTTCAGCACGAGCGGTTCCGATCTCCCACACAACACGGTAGCATGCCTTCCTGATCGCAAATCGTCCGTTCGTGACAAATGACATGTTCGATACCATCTGCAGTCTAATTCCTCCAGACCCTGATTATCCCGCGCGAGCGCGATCGATCGACATTCTGTACAGGGTACTAAACGGCACCCTCTACGACGCGTTGCCCTATCATTTCCACGAGGAATACAGCCTAGGGGGCGAATATATTCCCCTTCGCAAGCGACGCCCCAGTGTGAGGTACGGTCTTTGCCGTCTCGTTGTAGAAGACAGCGTAGCTCTGCTGTTTAGTGAAGGGCACTTCCCGACCGTAGATTGCGCAAGCCCCGTAGTTCGCGAGACACTGTCCCGGATTTTCGAAGAATCGGCACTTAATCAGGTCATGACAGAAGCGGCAATGTGTGGGTCCGTTGGCTCTGTTGCGATTCTCATGCGCGTGCTCCGGGGGCGCGTGTTCTTCCTGGTCCTGAATACTAGATACCTGACGCCAGTCTGGGACCCCGAGGTACCAGACTCTCTACTGATGATCAGAGAACGGTATAAGGTGAGCGGTCAAAGACTTATAGAGAGCGGTTACAAGGTCAATGACTTGGAAACTGACTACTGGTTCGAACGTAGGTGGGATACAGAATCCGAGATATGGTACACTCCTGTCGCCGTTTCAGAAAAGATGGCACCTGAGATGGACTTGGAGCGCAGCACTCGGCACGGGTTAGGATTTGTCCCCGTCGTATGGGTACGGAATCTCCCTGGACCTTCCTCAACCGGTGATCCAAATGATGGAGCTTGTACTTTCCAAGCCGCCATATCTGCTCAAATTGAGATTGACTACCAACTAAGCCAGGCAGGGCGCGGCCTAAAGTACAGCAGTGACCCGACACTTTTAATAAAAGAACCCGCAGTCACCGACGGCCCGCTCATCAAAGGTGCGGGAAACGCGCTGGTTGTCGGTGAAAAAGGTGACGCCAGGCTGCTGGAGATCGGCGGGACGGCTTCGGGGGCGGTTATTGAATACGTACGAACATTGCGGGAATTGGCACTGGAGAGCGTTCACGGAAACCGCTCTAGCGCCGATCGTCTTACGGCTGCTCAATCTGGACGTGCCCTCGAAATGATGAACCAGGGCCTCCTGTGGCTGGCCGACAATTTGCGTATCAGTTATGGCAATACAGCTCTGCTGGCGCTTGCGCGAATGATCCTGCGGGCAGCGCAGGTGTTTAAGCTTCAGGTTATGGGTAGAGATGTTCCAGAGCTCGACCCAACGACACATTTATCTGTGAAATGGCCGCAATGGTATCCGCCTACGGCAGATGATCGACAGAAGACAGCCCAGACAATAGTCACGTTAGTCAATGCCGGACTGATTAGTCGGACGGCTGCCCTCACCACCATCGCTGACGCATTCGATATTACGGACATTTCCGGCGAACTAAAGCATATCGCATCTGCGGGTCAAACTGATGAGTGACACTGAGACAACGTCTGGGACCTCATCCCTGGAAAGCGAGGACTTGCGCATTCGGGCCGAGCTTCTGGAACGCAAGCTAGATGAGCTACAAGTACAGTCGAATATGCGACTTGTTCGTGCAGAGATGAAAGTGGAAGCGGTTCGGGCAGGCATAATTGATCTCGATGGATTGAGGCTGCTTGACCTTTCCGACGCCAGTCTGAATGACCAGGGTGAAGTCCCCGATGCAGCGGAACGAATAGCAAAGTTAAAAAAAACCAAACCATGGTTGTTTGGAGCGCTGTCATCCTCGAGCCCGCTAGCGCCGCCGTCGGCACGGCCTCTGCACCAGAAGCATGCGACAGAGATGACAAGCACAGAATACAGTGCAGCCCGTGCCGCGCTGCTGAAGCAACGCTACTAAACAACACCATCAGATTTTCAGATAGTCGAGGATATTCCTATGGGAATTCAGAACTTTCCGCTCGCACTTCAACCTATTATTCAGCAGGGATTTTTGGAGCGCGAGTTCGAGCAAGCCCTTCGGTCGCGTTTGGGTTACAGAGCTTGCGCGGATCGGGAGATATTTTCTGTTGGAATTGGCGAGACGTTGACCAAGACTCGTGTCGGGCTGAAACCCACGATTACGACACCACTTTCACCGGCAACCAATACCAATTTCGACAACGGTCTGATACCCACCACATGGGGTGTGGAACAATACACTATAACGATCAACCACTACGCTGCTACGACCGACCTCAACATGGTGACATCCCGGGTTGGCATCGCCTCACAGTTTTTGCAGAACGCATATGTCAATGGAGAGCAGGCTGCACGAAGCCTGGATGAAATTGCGCGAAATGCTCTCTTCAATGCGTATTTTGGCGGCAACACACGGGTTCGCGTGACGCTCGCAAGTGCGGGCTTGTCAGTCTCCGTTGACGACATTCGTGGCTTCCAGACTACGTTTGTCAATGGCGTGCAGCAGGCCGTGAGCAGCTCAAATACCTTGACAGTCACAGTCGGGTCAGACGCATATACGCTGATCGCCGCGACAGCAGACGCAACAAACGTGTCCAGTACGCCGAATGGAGTTTCCGGTTCGCTCACGTTCTCGAGCAACGTCTCCGTTAGCGACGGCACTGCCGGCAACACGGTGACTGCCGCGAATGGCTCTGTAGTCGTTCGGCCATCTCAGCGGGGTAATACCTCGCAGCTTCTGGCTACCGACACTTTAGAGATGTCCAACCTTCTTGATGCAGTGTCAAGCCTGCGCATCAATGCTGTGCCTGATATCGACGGCGCTTACAATTGCTATCTTGATCCCGTCTCCGCGCGCCAGTTGTTCGCTGACCCAGACTTTAAGCAACTTTTCCAGGGCGCGACCTCATCCAACCAGGTGTTTCGTCAAGGCATGACAAACGACTTTCTCGGTCTGCGCTTTGTGTCCACAACCGAGGCTTTCGTTCAGCCGCACCCAACGCTGTCTGGCCTTATGGTACGACGGCCGATCATCTGCGGACAGGGAGCACTGATTGAAGGAGATTTTGCTGGCATGGCCGCCGAAGATGTTGCTCCGAAAGATTCTATAGTGTCAGTCGTCGATGGCGTGGCCATGGTAACCCGCGAACCTTTGGACAGGTTGCAGCAGATCATTGCACAATCCTGGTACTGGATCGGAGGATTCTGCGCTCCGTCCGACACTACAACCAACCCTTCAACGATCCCGACGGCGACCAATGCTACTTTCAAGCGGGCTGTGATGGTCGAACATATCGGTTGAAGTAGGAAGGATTAACTTGACATGGCCATCGGAGCCACCAGCGCCTTCCGGCCGACAGGAACAGTGTCATTGGACGCAGGGACCACGTCGGCCAACGTTCCCCTCGTCGGCGGCGGCGAAACGGTTGTCGTCACGAACACGACAGCTTGCCTAGCTTACATCCGTTTCGGTTCAGACGCGACGGTTGCCGCATCTACCGGCGATATGCCGGTATTGCCGAACTCTCGGGCAGCGCTTTCGGTCAACAACTTGATTTCCCACGTCGCGGCATTTCTGATCAGCGGATCCGGCAACGTACTGTTCACCCGCGGCGATGGATCTTTCCTCTGATGGCCGTCAGTGGAACTCCTCTGACGGATGCCGAAAAGACGGACGCCCGTCGGTTCTGCGGCTACCCAGCCTATGGAGGCGCTCCGGTCGGGTTTGAGACTTGGCGATTTTACCAGGTATACGGCTTGCTTGAGTTTCGACTGACCAATCTCTCTTCGTCGGAGCTCGGTGTCATCCGTCGCTATCTAGCGACACTGACCGTGCTAGAGGGTGCTATTCCCAGGTCCGGCGAGAACCTTGATACGGACGAGGCAGCGGTCTGGACAAGAAATCGTTCGGAACCTGCCGACCGGAGCCGATTGTTCGATGATTGGCGGCGCCGGCTATGTGGCTTTCTTGGCCTACCTCCCGGGCCTGCCCTCGCGGGTCACGGAATTGCATTAGTCGTCTAGAATGAACGTCGACCGCCTAGTGGACCGAATTCGGTGGGGGTTGAATGTTGCCGCGCGCTCGACCGGCGCAGTAACAAGCGCATATCGTCCCCGTGGGGCCGAATACCCTCTCGCACCGGAGAACCGGTTCCTTCGCCTCCGAGCCGCCTTCAGCGGCATTGACGGGAAATTCAATCGACCAAACGCCTATGGGAATGCTTTGTGGCGCGGTATATTTGATGCGGCATATACTCAGCCTGGCGACTATTTGGTACAAGAAGATGCCGTCTGGTTCATTGCTTCCCAGCCGAAATTTCTGTCCGCCTTATGTGTGCGGACCAATCGGAAGGTCTCGTTTACTCGCCCGGCGGCCCAAACCACGACAGGGGTGAACAGCTACGGTGGCGTTACTGCGGCCAATCTCACTCCCCTTATGACTGGCTGGCCGGCAACTGTCCTGGCAGCAACCAGAGAGCCGCGCCCACTTGCCAATCTTCCCGGCGACACATCCGTATCGCTTTGGACCGTGCTGCTTCCGGCCTGTCCAGGCGTTGTACTAAAATCTGCGGATCTGATGTCCGACGACCTCGGGCGTAGCGGTGTTGTTGCCACGACTGAACTGACAGACCTTGGCTGGCGCCTCGCGGTCAGACAGGTGACAACCTGATGGCGGATCAGTCGGATGTTGAGAATGCGCTGGTAGCACTGGCAGCTAATGCATTATATCCGAATGGGACTTCGGCGCCCAGTGTGCCCGGACCGGATTGCCTTATATACCCTGGGTGGCCGACCTCAACGGCACTGGACAGCGATCTTGCTGCCGGGCGCATTAACGTCACGGTTTTTCCAATGCCGGAGCCGGGGCGGAATACTACGCGTTACCGCCAGCGTTGGCTGGGGACTGCGGTACAGGCCGCACTCACAGCCTCGGTGGCCGGGCTTACAGTGACGATCGGCGGCACAGCAAATGCGGGACAACTGGTTGGGATCCTGATCGAGGGAATCAGTTATGTCTACCGTACGCAAACGGGTGATACGCCAGAGACCATCGCGGCCCAGTTGGCCACCTCCGCCCGGGCCAATCAAATTGTCAATTTGATGGGAAGTGTACTGACGTTCCCTGGTGCCGGCCAGATTACGGCTCGAGTCGTTGCTGACGTTAGTGTCATTCAGGAGATCCGCCGTCAAGAACAAGGGTTCCGCGTTACCTGCTGGTGCCCGACCCCGGCGACTCGAGACGCATCGGCATCGGCCATCGACTTGTACCTGGCTGGTTTCCAATTTATCAGGCTTGTCGACGGAACTGAGGGACGCCTCCATTATCGCGGCACCCTGGTTTTTGACCAATCCCAGGACGCATTGCTATACCGGCGAGATCTGATTTACGACGTGGAATACGCGATGACGCTCACAGCACTTCAACCTGCCATGCTGTTCGGCGATCTGATATTGAATGCCGCGACCTTCGCTGCTTGATGATGGAGACTCTATGGAAATGCATTTAGTAGTCGTGAAGCCATTCGACGGGCTTGCACGCGGCGATATCATTACCGACCCAACTCGTATTTCAGCAATTCTTAGCAGCGAGCATGCCCGCTTCGTCGTGCGCGTTGCGGCGCAAAAGCCTGGGAAGGCGTGACCGCGATGCCTATCATCCAACAAGGCAGCATCAATACCACCGCACTTGTGGTTCCAGATCTTTATGTTCAGATCGTTCCGCCGCAGAACCTCGTTTTGAACGGGGTCCCGACGAACGTCGTTGGCGTTGTAGGAACAGCGTCATGGGGACCGGTGGCGCAGCCGGTTATTATCGCGACCATGGCCGATTTCGCAAGAAGTTACGGGCCAATTGTTGCGCGAAAATATGACATGGGGACCCAGGTTGCTACAGCGGTCCAACAAGGAGCTCAGAACTTCCGTTGCGTCCGGGTTACAGACGGCACTGACACTGCTGCGCAAGTGGTAGTTCCCGGGACGACCGTTACCTTCACCGCCCTTTATACCGGTTCATTGGGCAACCAGGTGAACCTAACCCTGCAGGCGGGCTCCGCAATAAACACATGGCAGTTGATCGCGGCTCTCCCTGGGTTACAGCCGGAGGTATATGACAACATCGGAGGGACCGGTGCATCGTTTTGGCTCTCGCTCACCGCAGCAGTGAACCAGGGACAAGGTCCGCAGCGTGGACCTTCGCAACTGATTACGGCCAATGCTGGCGGAGCAACAGCGACTCCGGTAGCGTTCAACACGACGCTCGGCGCGAGTACGCCGGGTTCTGACGGAGCGTCGGGCGTGACCGCGGCGCAACTGGTTGGCAACAACACGCCGCCGCGAACCGGGATGTACGCTTTGTGCGGCCAAGGCTGTGGGATTGCTCTGCTGGCCGACTCGGATGATCCCACCCAGTGGACGGCACAAGCGGCATTCGGGCTGCAAGAGGGGATCTATATGATCCTTACCGGCCCGGCGGGCGACACCATCCAGGACGCGGTCAACGTCAAGCAGCAGGCAGGGCTCGTCAGCTATTCCGCGAAGCTGATGTTCGGCGACTGGCTGTGGTGGTCCGATCAGGTGAACAATACGATTCGGCTGGTTTCGCCTCAGGGATTTACCGCCGGCCGACTGTCAAATCTCTCTCCTGAACAATCCAGTCTCAACAAGCAGATTTATTGTGTGATCGGCAGCCAGACGTCCGGTACACCTGGTTCCGGCCAGAGCACGTCGTACTCGGCAGCAGAGCTTGCGGTTCTTCTCGGCGCAGGAATCGATGTGATATGTAATCCTCAGCCCGGTGGGAGCTATTGGGGCGTGCGGGGTGGAAACAACACATCCTCGAACGCAGCTATCGATGGGGATAACTACACGAGGTTGACGAATTACATTGCTGCGACACTTGCCGCCGGCATGGGTCAATTTGTGGGTCAGGTGATCAATTCCGATCTGTTCCAGAGCGTTCGGTCTGCTCAACTTGCTTTTCTACAGAACATGCTGAATCAAGGTATGCTGGGAAGCACTGACGGAAGCCTGCCATTCAGTGTCATCTGCGATACGTCAAATAATCCTCCCAGCATGACTGGCCTCGGCTATGTTCAATCGGACGCCCAGGTACAATATCAGGCAATTAACGAGAAATTCATCGTCAATATTGAAGGTGGCCAGACTGTGCAGGTATCGGTACAGACGCTTCCAACTGGGCAGCCAAGCTGATAAGGACGAGACATGTCTTTCACAGCATTTTCAATCGGCCGCGACACACAGCTTGTTGTTATGGCGCCGAACGGTCAAGTCGACCTGGAATTCGTCACAGCATTCGAAAGCCGTCAGCTCACGCAGTCCCTCCGTGTGAGCCAGCTCGATGGGACCCAAATGGGAGCCGAACTTCCGAAGGGGTGGGAAGGCAGCTTCGAGCTCGAACGCGGCAACTCGGTCGTGGAAGATTTCATCGCCTCCGCGGAGCAGGCGTACTACAACGGCGGTACGTTCATGGCAAGTACTATGTATCAATATATTAACGAAACGGACGGGTCGACCTCAACTTACCAGTTTGATAACGTGAGCTTTAAGCTGTCTAGTGCTGGAACCTGGAAAGGCGATAGTAGCGTGAAGCAGAAGCTCGAGTTTTTTAGTTCCCGCAGGCGTCGAATCTGATGACCCCGTCGGCAACCATCCTGGCTGATGCGGTCGAGGAACGGTCAGTCTTAGACACATTGGGGCGGCGGCTGGCTCTTCGCAAGCTCACGGCGCTGGATAAGCTCCGCTTGCTGAAGGCAGCGGGCCCAGAGCTTGCGATGAACCAACCCTGGCTTTCCATGGCAATGCTCGCTGTCTCCGTCGCTGCAATCGATGACGTGCCTATTCCGCGACCTTCGACGGAAGCTCAGATTGAAGCCTTGGTAGGGCGCCTTGGTGATGAGGGGATCGAGGCGGTCGCCGACATAATAGGCCCGTCGATCGATACCAATGAGGCAGTACTGGCTGCGACCGCGGGAAACTTGTCCGGCACCCCGAGCTAACCGACTGCCTTTATCTGGTTAGAAATGGGGTGCCGTTCGATGTCGCATTCTCACTTCCGTCCGATGAACGAATGGCCTACGTGATCGTTCTTGGCACTTTGGATGGTTATCAGTTCGATTGGCAGTCGCTCCAATGGCGCTTGCCTGCATGACGATCTGCATTGTCGGATTCTACCCGGTGTCGCATTGTGGCTGACAGATCTGGCACGTCTCGTGTACCTATCCCCGGCAGGCGCGATGCGAGAACGGATCGTGCAATTTGGCCGTATATAGTTCGCCCCGGGGACATAGGTGCCGTTATATGGCGCCCAAGGATTCTGGGTAACAGGAGGGGCACACCTTTGGCCCCGATCTTGCTGCCCAGGCCAGGGGCGCGATCCAAGGTTTTGGCGCGTCGGCTAGAGGGCCGCGCTGATAGAGACGGATCGTCGGAGCCCAGGAACGCAGGTCTAAACATTGAGCGCCTGCTTCGCGGTGGCACGCTGATATCGCCGCGAGCCCTAAACCGACCCACTGGAAAGGCCGACCGCAGTTGGCCTCCAACTAGCCGGGGAGGACTGGGAGCCGTAATCTCCTGGCGTAGAATAGAACCTGACGCGAAAGCCGAGCACCAACAGGAACTCGAAGCGCCCGTACGAATGTGGGGCCGGCACATAGGGCGCAACAATGCCCGGAGCGCCGCCTGGGGCATGCCGCCCGTACCAACCAGGGCGCGGGCCCCCACGTTGAGGGACGGTCGTTCAGTTCAACCGGGATCCTTCCAAGCCCAACGGTTCCTGAAACGGTTGCTCCTGTGCGAGCACGCATTTGATACTGGCACGCTTGCCGTCCCGGCTGCCAGCGAGAGATTGGTGGCGAACGCACAAAGGCCGGGCGGAATTCCGGGACGAAGGAGTCTTCCTGGATCGGTCGCTCCTCGCCGACATATAGGTCCCGCCACAGCGAACCGCGGCGAGGCACCTGGCCAGACGCTGGAGCAGGGGGCGTCGGATCGGCGCACCTCGTCAGCGGTGTTCGGGTCCGATATCCGCATCCGCGCCATCCAGCGCGGTTGGTCTAAGCCCGACGATCGCAGTAATCACCCGAATAAACACATGGGTGGAACGCTTTACCTGGACGGCTCTGCGCTCAGCCAATGGCTAATCACGCGTCTAGGTCAGGAGGCAGGCCGTCCCTGTACCGGTATCATGGCGGTTGATCTTCGAGCTACGCCTCCCTGGAGCGTTCCAAATATTGGGATGTAGGTGTGCCGTTGATCGAATACAAATGTTGCCATAAGGGCATGCCGTTCTCGCGACACTGGACCGCTGTGAAATGTCGGAAGTAGTATTGGAACTGGGGCCTGTTGCTTTTTCTTCCTTTGAAATTCCGGCAGGAATAAATTTCGGTGGGCGACAGTTAATGGCCGTCCATCAACTGACCGATGGACGGAGGGTCATCGACAGTATTGGAGCTGCAGAGTCTGAACTCTCATTCTCCGGGGCGTTTTCGGGACCAACCGCAACGCTCCGTGCACGGTTATTGAACTCATTACGCGCAGCGGGTGCGAAGCTTAGCCTGAGCTGGGACGTTTTCTGCTATACGGTAGTCGTAAGTCGTTTTGAGGCCGAATATGAAAACGCTGCCTGGATTCCGTACCGTCTATCCTGCGCAGTATTGGGAGACGACGCTGCTCCCGTGCTCGCGCCCGCGCCATCGCTGGGCACTTCCGTTTTGTCCGATCTGACCGTAGCAGCGACTCAGTGTGGTGACATGGAGGTAGACTTTACCGGAGTACAGGCTGCCTTAACGGTTCCGGGCGCGACAACTTTGGGCAGCGCCGCGTATACCGCGGCGCAAGTTGCCATCATCGCTACCCAGTCGGCCATAGCCTCCCAGCTAGCGCTGGCTGAAACCACGGTGACGGCCGTTCTCCTCTCGGACGAAACATCGCCGGGGTCGTTGGCAAGCGATCTGCTATCAGCGACTGTTGCCGCAGAGCAGTTGGCTAGCCTGGTGTACGGTAACTCATACGTTGGCCGGGTGGCTCGTAACCTGCAGAATGCGAGTTCCTGACCTTGCAGACTATACCGACGGCAGGCGGCAACCTGTTTCGACTAGCGGCAGAGTACTTGAATGATGCCACGCAATGGCTGAGGATTGCCCAGCTCAACGGCATCAATGATCCCTTTCTCTCTGGCGTCACTATTCTTGTTATCCCTGATCCAGATCCCAACGCCGGAGGCGGCATTGCGTCCCAATAACGGATTCGATTTGTATCGAACACCTCGACTTCGGGTGATACTTAACGGTCAGGTTCTAGTAGGGGCATACGAAGCGGAGATAAATTCGAACAATCATTATGGGGCGAACACATTTGGCGTGCTTGTCGCTCTTGGGCCTGATGAGTGGGCCGACGCCGAATTCTGGTCATCTGAAACCAACATGGAAGTCGATGTCCAGCTAAGTACTGACGGGGGAAGGAATTTTACGAGCCTCATCCAAGGCATGGCAGATATGGCATCCTTGGATCCCATCGAGAAAGAGGT